CAGACCCGACCCCTCAGGAGGCGGTGGTGGGCCTGGGCCCAGCATCGGCTGACCGCCAGGACCCCCGGGGCCACCAGGGCCTGGACCCATCGGGGCTCCGGGCTGTAGACCAGGTCCAGCCATCGCCGGGAGCATCTGGTTCATCTGTTCCTCTTGCGGCTTCACTACCCACTGCTCAAACAGGTCGAACAGTTCGTCGCCCTGCAAGCGGGCCCGGGCGATTTCCACCAGGGCCGAATCGGGGATCGCTCCCTGTTCCAAACCTTGAAGCAGTTTCGCCAGGGCCATGGCACGGAACTTTTCCGTGTCGATCCTGGCCTGTTCCCTGGCCACATCGGTGAGCCCGTCCAGGTTCTCCTGCACGAACTCTTTGGACACGAACTCGTTCTGGCTGTATTGGATGTGGAGGACCGCCGACTGGGCCGGGTCTCTGCCCATGCCCAGGCCGTACTCCACCCGCAACCGGTTATCCATGTCGATGTCTTTGGCTGGGTTGTATTCCTCCAGGAACTCCTGGTTGCGGAGGATGCCGCCAGCGGTCTTCTCGCCGGGGAAATACTCCTTGTCGACCATGCAGGCGATCCGCAGAGCCTTCTCCAGTTTCGATTGGAGGATCTGGTGGTAGGTGCGGATAGCGGTGTTCATCATCCCCACGGATGACTCCAGGAACTTCGCTGATGCGATGGCCTGGTCGATTTCGCCGGGACGGGACTTGGGCCAACGGCCACCCAGGTGGATGCCTTCCATCAACTGGGCCATGTCGGCCTGGACGTTCAGCGACGAAACCGCTGGGGGGACACGACCGATAGCGCCCTGGGGCCCCAACTCAATGTACGCACCACCGCCGTAGGGCATTTCTCCGATCAGGTCCTTCACGAAGATGTCGGAGTAGACCGCCTGGTCTGCGTAGTCCAACACCATGGACATCAACCGGATGTGAGCCTCCAGGAGGCCTACTACCTGGTCGAACTGGCCACGGAACTCACCGTCCAAGGTGATCCTTGATCCGATGACTATGGGGCATACCCCCACGGTGTTTGGGATCCGTTCCAGTTCGACCGGGTAGAGCGCATAGTCGCCGGAACTAAAGCGGTGGAAGGTGTCATGGTTGCCCTGGTACATGCCGCACAGTAGATATTCATGCTCGTCGTAGTATTCGACCAGCACAACCTTGGTGTTTTCGTCCACTTCGCCCAGACCGTTGTTCCCAACGAACTCGCTGAGAATGATCTGGTAATCCGGCGGTAACTGCGAATAGTAGACCTCCCTTCCGAACATCACCTTGCGGACAGCGTCACCTGGGCGAAACCCTGGCTCCGGGTAACAAGTTCGGGGGTCCCGGCGTTCAATCAGCGGCATCCGCTGCTCAAAGTCGGGGCTGACCGACCAGACGCTGTACCCGTAGGCGGCCATGTCCATGACGGCCCGGGGGATCAGCAGGTCGATACCGTTGGCCTGCATGTACGAAGTAGCGACCCGCTCCATGCGGGTGGCTGTCTTCTTCGATGTTTGGGTGGCCTTGGCTGGCTGCACCCGAATGGTTGGGATCACCGACGCTGCTTCAGCGGTGTCCTCCAATGCGACCTGAATCATGTTCGGTGAACGTGAAGTCACGTTCTCCTCGTCCGGGTCGAACTCATCGAAATCGCCCTTGACGGTGCGGTCGATAACGTCGATCCTCAGATCACGTTCCGTGTACCGCTGCCGCCAGGCGCTATACATGCTGGGGAGTTTGTCAACTTCCAGCATTAGCCCTCTGTCCCTCCGCTAACTCCAACAGGTGGCGTTCCACCTGTGACAAGGGTCGACCGTTCCGGGCGGCAAACGCCCGGTCCCGTATCTCATCCTCCGTGGCTTCTCTGGGGGCAGTGAAATACAAAGGGTCTCCGTTGTCCGAATAGGTGCCGCAGACGATTTCTCCGTCAGCGACTGTCTCCTGGACCTTCTTGAAAGCCCGGGCGTTCTTGTAATCTCTAAACATTATCCCTCAGGTGTCCATAATGAAAGTGTCACCGATCCGACACGAAGCCTTCGACGTTGACAAACTCCGGGCCCCGGTCCTCCTCATGCTCCTCAACCTCAGCGTGGGGTAGCGGCGTGGACAGAGTCGACCGGCGGTAGCCCCACTGGCCACGGGTCATGTGACCTGCCCGCTGGTCTTTCATTTCGACCCTCCGAACGCCCTGTCCCTGAAAATCGACAATGTGCCGACGGCGACGGACACGGGCTGGGACCTTCATCCGCTCGTTGAACAGAGGTAGGTGAGCCCTGTCCAGCAGGTCCCGACAACCCAGGTCCGCAAACCAAGTTGACATAACTCTGTCAGAAAGCATCCCCATGGGGAAAGCGACGAACTCCTCAATCACCGGTTGGAACATCTTGCAGGTAGGGGCGTTACCCCACGGGATGGAGAACATCTCCGCTGTCATCAACGGGGCCAGGGACTCCACGCCGAACTGGGGGTCCCACTTGTTCTTGTGCGTGGTGTGTGGTACGACCCGGACCCCTTTCTTGGCGAGGTACTGGATGATCTCCGTGTTGTATTGCACCAACTGGGACTGCAACCCGTTGTTCTCCACCCTCCACTCAAACAGCGGGTACTTCTCAGTCCACGAAATGATCTGATCCTTCATTTGGGGCGCTTTCATCGACTTGACCGCTACCTGGTCAACCAGGAAACGCTTCCCGGTCTTCAGATCCACGCCAATCAGCGAAAAAGCGGTATATCCCGAATCCTTGTTTCCGCCCGCCGGGTCCAAACCGGCGATCAGCCGCCAATCGGACTCGTAGTGCCCAATCGTGCGAGAGGTGTCTTTGCACACATCCAGCATTTCATGGGTGAACGACGCCCCCAGGCCGGGGATGTCGACGTTCTGGTACACCAACTGGAAGTCAGCGGGCCGCATTTCTGACCGGTGGATCAGCGCCTGGTCATACGGGAAATGGTCCGGCCACAGAACCTCCTCGTTCGTGTCGTCCTGGATGCAGGAGTACCGCAACACCTTGTAGCCGGGCCTGTTGGACAGCGTCGAATAGATGTCGCCGGGCGACACTCTCGTTCCGACCCAGATCGCCTTGCCCTTCTTCCCGATTCGGGACAGGGCCTCCTTGTCGATCCACTCCAGCATGCCTGCGACCCGGTCGGGGTTGCGTTGGTTGTCCAGGGTGGCCACATCGTCAAACTTGATGATGTCGGCACGGCGACCATAAATCTGAGCGCCGACACCCAACACCTGAACGGTCGGGTCCTTCTCAGCGGTTTGGCGGCCAGCGACGTAGATCGCTTCCTGGTTCCACACCGACTGCGACCCCTCAGGCTTGAACGGCCCCCAGTCTTCAATCAGGTTGCCCCCGGCCCCCTCGTACAGGTCCGGGTTGCATAACAGTTCGTTGATCGAATGCAGAAACGTCCGGGCGAACGGCAAAGACTTCGACACGATCAGTGTCCGAAGGTTCGGGTTCTTCACCAGCGAATAGATGGTGTCCTTCACCGTGACGTTCGTGGACTTGGAGTGATACGGGGGAAGGTTGATCAGCACCCGGTGGGCTTCGCTGTGGCAGGCCTCCGCCATGTCCCGATGAAAGTCCGGCATCTCATGGTGCTTGTCGCAGTCGGGGCAAATCCAATGCCCGAAGTACCGCTGGTCGAACTCCTCAAAGGTCCCGACCCGGCGCTTCTCGTTCAGGCCCAACGGCGAAATGTTGATACGGGCCTTAGCAGCATCCACCTGGGCGTCACGTTCCTCCCGGGCGATCTTCACCTTCTTGTTCAGGTGCTGCCGGGAAACCCCGTACTCCTTGGAAGCCTCCGTCTGGGTCCAGCCCTCGTCAATGACACGCTTGACAGCCGCCTCAAAGCGACGGTGCTTAGACCACTTGGAGTAGTTGCTCACAGTTGCTCCACCTGGTCCGCCAAATCCCGCAACTCGTCCGCTATCGACTGCACCGACTGTTCCGCCTCAGCGGTCTCCTTGTCGGCTTCCTCACGTTCCGACACCATGGCCGCTATCGCCTCCCAGTCAACGCCGGGATCCTCAACAGCCACCCCCAGGTTCTCCAACCTGTAGTCGGTCACCTCCCACGACATCGACTTCGGGGCCACAGCAGAACCCCCATAGTACGCATCCACCCAGGCACGGGTAACCGCCGTCTTGTCGGAGACAACAATGTTGTGCCGAACCCAGTCGCCGCCATCCAGGCGGGCCCGTATGAACCCCTCGTCAAAATCGGCTTCGCACTCAAAGAGGACA